GTAAAACCAGACCCGCTTACAGCTGACCCTGATGACGATTTTGGTTTTACCACTACTACAACAGTTTTTGAATAATTTATGAAGAAAGATACGATAAAAAAATTAAATGATGTTTTAGATATTGCTGATGACATTATTGATATTGATGTACCAGAGAAAAAAGAAATAGCACCTGCTGTAACCGTTGGTACTACTGACTTAACACAGGACTATAATTTTTCAAGAAATCAATATCAAACATTAATTGACAAAGGTAATGATGCTCTTGAAGAACTCTTAGCAATTGCAAAAGAAGGTGAACAACCTAGAGCGTTTGAAGTTGCAACTCAATTAATAAATTCATTAACTGCAACAACTAAAGAACTATTAGTTCTACAAAAAACTAAAAAAGAAGTCGAAGACAGTAAGGCTCCTGTAAAGAACGAAAATAATTTGTTCGTTGGAAGCACTAAAGAACTGCAAGAACTTCTTGAAATGAAAAAGAAAAAATAAATGGCAGATTCATATCTAGGCAATAGCCTACTAAAGGGTTGTGATATACCCCATAAGTTTACTAAGAAAGAAATTGAAGAGTACATTAAATGTGCTAATGACCCAGTTTACTTTTTGGAAAACTATGTGCAGATCGTACACGTTGATGAAGGTCTTATGAAATTTAAGATGTACGATTTTCAGAAAAAGTTAATAGAGACAATAACAGATAATAGAAATGTTATTGTAAAAACTGGTAGACAGGTTGGTAAGACTACAACTACTATTGGTTGGATATTACATTACGCTCTTTTCAATAAAGATAAAGTTATTGGTATTCTTGCTAATAAAGCTATTACAGCTAGAGAGATATTAGGAAGGATTCAAACCTCATATCAACATCTCCCCAAGTTTCTTCAACAGGGTTTGAGAGAATGGAACAAAGGTTCAATGGAGTTGGAGAATGGAAGTAAGATAATTGCCTCCTCAACATCCTCTTCAGCAATTCGTGGATTTTCATTCTCTGTTATTTTACTTGATGAGTTTGCTCACGTTCATAGACATATTGCAACTGAGTTTATCAAATCAGTATACCCCACAATTTCTTCAGGTAAAGAAACTAAAGTTATTATAGTTTCAACTCCAAACGGTTTCAATCTCTTTTACAAATTCTGGAATGATGCAGAGAATGGAAATAATTCTTTTTTTCCGTTTAAGGTGCATTGGTCTAATGTTCCTGGCCGAGATGCAGAATGGAGAAACAAGATTGTCAGCACAATCGGTGAAGAAGCATTCCGCCAAGAGTACGAGGCAGATTTTCTAGGTTCAAGTAATACCTTAGTATCTACTGAAAAATTACAAGAATTATCTTTCAAATCACCATTATTCTCTAGGGATAGTTTAGATGTTTATGAAGAGCCAGTCGTAGGTGCTTCTTATGTGATGACAGTTGACGTTGCAAGGGGTCAAGGGATAGATTTCTCTGCATTTAGTGTGTTTGATACCACAGAAATACCCTATAAAGTCGTTGCGAAGTACAAAAATAACGAAGTTGCACCCCTACACTTTCCCAATATTATAAATATAGTTGGAAAGAGATATAATGATGCTTATATTTTAGTAGAGATAAACGACATTGGTTCACAGGTTGCTGATGTTCTTCACCATGATTTAGAGTATGAATATTTATATTCAACATCATGGTATGGGAGACATGGCCAACAACTAAGTGGTGGTGTAAAGAAGGATTCTTCTTTTGGAGTTAGAACGACACGAGCAATGAAAAAACTCGGATGTTCAAATCTAAAATCCTTATTGGAAGAAGATAAACTTCTTATACCCGATTACGACATGATTTCCGAACTGACTACATTTGTTTCTTCTGGTGATTCCTTTTCAGCAGATGACGGAGCTCATGATGATTTAGCTATGACATTAGTATTATTTGCATGGTTGGTAGATCAACAATATTTTAAAGATTTAAATAATCAAAATATACGAGATAATTTATACCAGAACCAGTTACAAAATATTGAAGATTTTACAGTACCATTCGGACATATTAATAATGGTTTAAATCAGAAAGAATATGAAGTTGACTCTGATGGGACAGTATGGGAAACAGTTTCTTAGAATAATTAAATTATGCAATTGATGAAAAATATATTAATATAAAAAATGTAATTAATTGTAAAGGAGAGTAAAATGCCATTTCAAGTCAGCCCGGGCATCGTTGTTACAGAGAGAGACTTAACAACTGTTGTACCTAATGTTGCTACGAGTATTGGTGCTATTGGAGGAAGTTTCCAATGGGGCCCAGTTCTGGAAAGACAGACCGTAACAACTGAAAATGATTTAGTAAGAATCTTTGGTGAACCCAAAGACACGGCAGGAACAGCAATGGTTGTAGAATCATTTCATGTTGCTGCAAACTATCTTGCATACACAAACAACTTAATCGTTGTTAGAAATGTTGGTGCATCTGCACGAAACGCAACTGTTGGTGATGTTGATGCTGGTACACCATCAGTCGTTCAAAACATTGATGACTACGATAGTGATATTGCTTCATTCACAGACCAATTGTTTATCGGTAAGTATCCTGGCGCAAAAGGAAACTCACTTAAAGTTCATGCAATGGATTCGCATGGTTGGGATAAAACAGATTATACTGGTGATGCTTTATTACTACAAAAGAAATTTAAAGCTGCATTTGACCGAAGACCTTCAACGTCATCCGATGTTGCTCGTGCAAACGGTTGGGATGGTGTAACCACAGATTATATAATGCATACTGCAACAGCTGAAGCATTTGTTGTCGGTGATACAATTACTCAAGCTACTACAAGTGCAACTGGTACAATTGTTGCAATTGCTGGTGGTTATGCAGCAGCCGGAACATTAGTTGCATATACACCTACAGGTGGAAGATTTTTAACTACTGGTGGTAACATTGTAAGTAGTGGCACAGGTACAGCAAAAACAATCGTAGCTACTAAGGTAGTTAAGGATGAGCCTATAACCAGAAACAATGATGAACTTCATGTAATGGTTATTGACGAAGATGGTTTGTTTACTAACGAGCCAGGTGAAGTTTTGGAACGTCATGCTCATGTAAGTAAAGCAAAAGATGCAAAGAAAATTGATGGTGGTTCAAACTACGTTGCAAACGTATTGCGAACACAATCATCTTATGTTTGGTTGGGTGCTCCCGGCCAGTTGACTGCTGTTGCAGCAGGTGCTGGTGCAGAGGCTGGTGCATTAAAAGCAGGTTCTACATACAAATCATTTGATAGTGCAACCGCATCACAGACAATGCCGGGTGGTTCATTAACTGGTGGTGTTGATGACAATGACCTTTCCGAAGGTGAATTGATTTCTGCATATGATCTTTTCAAAGAACCAGAAGTTGTTGATGTTACTCTGGTAATGGCTGGTGCAGGTAATACAACAGTTAGTCGTTGGATTATTGATAACATTAGTTCAGTAAGAAAAGATTGTGTTGCTCTTGTATCTCCAAATCGTGCATCAGTTGTTAATCCTGCTTCTAATAGTGCTGCAGTTGCAGCTCTTGAGACAGATAACACAGCACTTGGTTCTTCAAGTTATGCAGTTATGGATGGTGCATGGAAATATCAGTATGACCGATATAACGATGTATTCACATACGTTCCGATGAACGGTGACATGGCTGGTCTTTGTGCAAGAACTGATTTTACGAATGATGCTTGGTGGAGTCCTGCTGGTTACAACCGAGGAACAATTAAGAATATCGTAAAACTTTCATGGGAAGCAAACAAAGCTAACCGTGATGTAATGTATCAAATTGGTGTTAATCCACTAATCACCCCAAGAGGTGCTGGTGTACTTCTTTTCGGTGATAAAACTATGCAAGTTCTGCCTAGTGCATTTGATAGGATCAATGTTCGTAGATTATTTATCGTTCTTGAGAAAGCAATCGCAATTGCTGCTAAAGCATTGTTGTTTGAGTTCAATGACGAATTCACACGAGCTCAGTTTGTAAATATCGTTTCTCCATTCTTGAGAGATGTTCAAGGTCGAAGAGGTATTACTGACTTTAAGGTAGTTTGTGACAGTTCAAATAATACTGGTCAAGTTATTGATACTAATAATTTTGTTGGTGATATTTATATCAAACCAGCAAGGTCTATTAACTTCATTCAACTTAACTTCATTGCTGCCAGAACTGATGTATCTTTTTCAGAAATCGGCGGTTAAGGTATTATAAATACATACATAAATTAAAGGAGTAACAAGAAATGCCTACAATTTCAGATTTTGCAGCAAGGTTTAAAGGTGGAGTAAGACCTAATTTATTTAGAGTAAGTATCAACGGCGCACCAGAACTCTTTACAGATTTAGAGTTTTTGTGTAAAGCAACAACCATTCCAGCTTCTACAATTGGAAAGGTTGAAGTTCCTTATCGTGGTCGAAAACTTCAAGTGCCTGGCGACAGAACATTTGAAGATTGGAGTATTACATTACTGAATGATACTGATTGGCAGAATCGTTCAGCATTGGAAGGTTGGATGGGTAGAATTCAAGCTCATACAGCTAACTACTCTGACTTTGATAGTAACGATATTGGTTACTATGGTCAAGCTTCTGTTTCACAG